TATACTGCTTTCTCCATCCATAAACCCTCCCCAATAAGATAAATCTATTTCTTTTATATCAGTATTCATTTATTCAACCTTATCATGATGTAAGAAAGCAACAGCGCTAGTATCAATATGATAATAAAAGTCATTTGTTTCTTTTATTCCTTCTTCTCATTTCTAAATACCAAACAAAACGGTCTAGTTTAGAAGATAGTTTTCTAAGTATCTTTAGAATCATTTGTACATCATGATTGTAAATATCATTAACAACCAACACACTATTAAAAATAATAACCAATAATTAGGTTTATGATTTTTTAGATCCATTTTTCTTTCTTTCTTTTCCAAAACAATCCCATTTTTTGTGATATGCTTTCAATAACTTGGCTATTGCTTTTTTATATCCAGATATTGTCATTGTAATTGCCTCGCATAATCAAGATCTTTAATGACATCCTCTGTAATATCAACTTCACCTTGATTATTACAATAATCACAATCTATCGGTTGTTTCTTCCTATCGTCATGGTTAAAAGCATATACAAAACCATTACCATTACATTTTGGACAAATTATTTTACCGCTCATTAATTATCCCTTTCTGTATTAAATTGTATTTTTTAAATTTATAGAAAGCTTGTTTTGGATTAAGACCAGCATTTTCACATACGATTGCAAAGTCTGTATTAAAATCTTTCATCCAGTCCCTCGCCATTCGTCTCTCAAATTCGCTTACTTGTGATTCATTATTACCAAAAGCGTCTTCTATTGCCTGTAACAACACCGCTTTCCAGAGTCTTTGTTCTGGGATTAACGGCTTTTCATTTGTCTCTATATTATTTTGTGAGTGAGCCATTTAATAATCTTGCTTTCTCTTTAACTAAAGTTTTAATTACTTGGCTTCTACTTAACTTAACATCACGTTTAAGTTTAGTTTGAAGTTTTGTTACAATCGCATAAGTGTCATTATCAACAGTTATGTTTTTGTATTTATTAAAGTCAGTCATTTGTACCTTTCTTGTTTGTTTCTTAATATATAGGATATTAATATAACTTTGTCAAGTTATTGTTTTCTTCCCTGACCTTTATATGGCTTTCTAGTATTACGTTTATTAGGTCTTTTAGAATGACGTCCAGGACGTTTCTTATTGGTTTGTTGTATAAATTTACCGTTACCTAGGGCTAGTTTTCTGGCCATATTTCTTTATATAATTTTTATCTGTATCATTAAGTTTTAAATATTTAATAACTCCATTGATATATTGTCTAGTATCTTCACCACAATTTGTACATCTATAATAATCTTGTACAATTGCAACGAGAAATGCTTCTTCTTTACATTCAGGACAAATGCCAAGAACATTATCAATAAACATACCAGGACTAAGTTTTAATTTAGGTATCATAATACTGTGTATACGACTCTACCATTTAATTTTTGCGCGTTCAAATAAGATTTTCTGTTGCCTGAGTCATTATAACTGCAATGAATCCATCCGGAGTTAGGGTCATTGGGAGTCCAAAATTCTAATATACATTGATCGTAATCAAGATTTTTTACGATCCAATCACTAACTTCTCTATTATGTACGCCAAATAGTTCAAAATCTGCTGCCTGTCCCTTGGTGTGTTGACTGGTCGCTGATGAACCTATTGCCTCGCATAACGCTGCTGATCTATAGCCGGAAGAAATAGATACGGGTATTTTAAAATGATCTCTGACAGGTTGTAAAATATTTTTACAAAGTAAAATTAAATTAATAATATGTTCATCATTTGGTTCATTTGGAATACCAAGTCGTATTGCTTCTTGCGACTTTGTTAATTCATCTAATGTAAAATTTTCACTTAGTTTCATTTCTTAATTTATTAATTACATCTATTACATGTTTTTCGTATTCTTTATTTGTAGAAAAGTTATTTAAAGTTTTTGCCATTGCAATAGGATTTTTATTCAATGTTATTTCTCTAACTCTTCTAAATTCTGCATATACTCTCTTTGTATTTAATATTTCAATGTAATACTTAACAGATTCGCATTTGTTTTTAAAGACCCTAACTCGCCAATTTATAGAATCAGGTTGCAATAATGGTAACATTCCATCCTTTGACCACACCCGTATACCAAACAGATTGTGACCTTCTCGTGCAAAACGTGATCTTCCGTAATCACTTTCTACAATAGCCTGCGCTATGATTAGCTCTGTATTTACTCTTTCGCGTCTTGGGATGTTAAAATTTAAGTAGTTTATGCAGTGGGTAAGGGATGTAATGAATTCTTTGTTGTTTGAGTACTCAAACCTAGGAGATCCAAATCCTAGTTGTTTGGCCCAGATGATTGCTTCAGTCTGAGCCTTGTTCTTGGCGGCGGGGTTGGGGAAGAAAGTACCTAATACAAATGCTGCTAGAGCTATAATCAAATATCTTATTATTGTAATCTTCATTATCATAACATTTACAGTGATTTAATAAGCAGCATCCAGCTGCAAGGTTGTTAATACAATTAACTTTTTTTTGATTCATTTATTTGGTAAAACATAGCATCAGTATCCTCTAATTGCCATTTACCCTTTTCAACATTCCATTCTGTAGTTTGCACTTTATAATCCGGCCAATGTGTTGAAGATGTAAAGCTAGGAATACTCCACAGAATACGATTATTAGGTTGAGCTGCATAATTACCGTTATCAAGAGCCAAAATATGAGCACACTTATGTTGGTCAGGTATTTCGGAATGTTCAGTATCCAGGATGTTAGGTTCTGGATGTGCCCAGTCAATTGTAAATAAATACTCGCCATGAATAAATTTTTTGTCCTTCCCTAAATATCTACAACGTTGTCCTATTAAAAAATCAAAAGTGCTAACAGCAGGATAATAACTAAATGAATTCCACAACTCAAGATCTTCGATATCGGGACGTTCCACTTGTGTGCTATGCACATCACTGCTGTTTCCTCTTTGAAGAAAAGCAGAGATAGGAAGCCGCCAATATATTGCACCATTCGTAAGTAAAGCATGAAATAAGATCGCACGCCCTGGAATACTTGCAATACCAATGACCACACAATCTTCAGTTTCTCCTTGATGTTCTCGTAAGTCATAAAGATACTCCCTTCTTATTTTACAATAAATCGGTGGTATATTTGCATTTAAATATGCCATAATCAATCATAAATATCTCCCCATGTTTCGCCGCTTTCATAGTCTACTTTGTTGGGGATTGCCAAAGTAACGGCACTTTCCATTATTTCTACAATCTTCTTAGCTTGATTGTCATTTACAACAGAAATATCTAATTCATCATGTATTTGAATATGTGGAATAATTCCTTCATTATATAAATCTAACATTGCTTTCTTAGTCATATCAGCTGCGGATCCTTGAATCAATTTATTTAATGCTTTGTATGTCATTGCTCTTCTAATTCTATCTTTTGTATATGTTGCACATGCTTCTTCAAATGTCATAGGTGTATGCATGCCAAATGTTGCAGGTTCCCATTTATCAAATCTACAACGACGACCTAACAATGTTCCTATTGATCCATGTGTTTGTGCATGACTAGAAGTTTTATCCATCAACTCTTTTACAAATGGAACATTTTTATGATATTGATTAAATAATATTTCAGCTTCTTCTTTTGTACTTAATCCAAGTTCAGCTTGTAATTTTGCTTTACCCATTCCATAAAACAATCCAAGATTAATTGTTTTAGCTTGATCTCTTGATATACCTGCCATATCCGCAACAATTTTATGAAAGTCTACTTTGTTATCTTTAAATTTTTCTACTATATTTACTACAGAATTATCAAAACAAATTGGTTCTGTTATAGCTGCATAATGAACAACAAGTCTTGGTTCTTGTTGAGAATAGTCAAAACAGCCCCATTTATGGCCAATTTCTGGTAAAAATAAACTTCTTATCATAGGTCCTAAATCTTTATTTCTTGCTGGAATTTGTTGAAGATTAGGATTGGCATAAGAAAATCTACCTGTAACAGTCCCACCTTGATCTGATCTAATTGGATTAATATCTGCATGTATTCTTCCGTTATGTGTAAACTTTAAAATTGTATCTATAAAAGTTGTATGTGCTTTATTAATTTCTCTTGCTTTAGCAATCATTTGAACTATAGGGTGTTTGTGTTCTTGTAAAAAATTTTTAGTGAAGGATGGTGCAGATGCTTTCTCGGTTCTTTCATAATGTAAACCAAGCTTATCAAAAACTGTTGCAATGCTTCTTGCTGCCCAAATCTGTGGTTCTATCCCTGTTTCTTGTTTTACTTTTAATAACAATTCATGCTCTTGTGCTGTTAACTGTTGTTTCAATTTGTGTGCTTTTTCTATATCAATTCTTACTCCTTTAAACTTCATGTCGATTAGACATGGAAACAATTGTGTTTCAAGATCAAATATTTCTTTTAAATTTTGTTTTTGTATTTCACGAGATAAAACTTTAAATAATTCTAATGTTAATTGTGCATCTTTTTCTGCATAATTACCTACATACATTGCAGGAAGTTTATACATTTCAGATTTAGGATCTATTCCCCAAGATTGTGCAGCCTCTGTTAATGCTTTTTCATCTTTAACATCACCAAGATATTTATATGAAATACTATTTAATGTATATGCTAATCTATTTTCATCAATTAATGATGCCATCACCATTGTATCTACAATGTGTCCATTGATTTGGATCCCCGCCGCTCGAAGCCAGCACACGTCATACATTGCATTGTGAAATATTTTTACATTATCATTTGCACAAACTTGTTTAATCCAATTTAAAACTTTATCTTTTTCTAAATTGCCACCACCCTCATGTTCAATTGGATAATATGCAGACCATCCATCAACAGCCACAGCAATACCAACAATATGTCCATTACCAATAATTGCACCAGATCCTCTTGCTTTAAGATCAAGATCTTTAGTCTCTAAATCTATCGCAACGTATTTATATTCTTTTAAATCAGGATAATTTTCTGGACAAATCCATTCTTTCTGAGCTTCAAACATTTATAATACCATAATTAAAAAACAATATATGCACAACACAGTAAATAATCCTAAATCAAATACTGCCATTCTTTTACCTTTCATCTTTATAATCTCTTTCTATAATCATTTGTATGTAATGAATTGCTTTTAACAAATCTTGTTTCTTTCCTTTATCTTGGTGCCTGCAAATGTATTTAATTGCATTACCTTCTGCAAACAGTATCTTATTTTCATTAATAAATAAAGAAGGCTGTATTTTATATTTTTTATAATGTGAACCTCCTATTTGTTTAAAGAACGCTTTGTTACTCAT